GTTTCGAGAACTTGCAGGCAAGTTTGGCATTGAAAATACTTATATTACAACCAGTGGTAAAGTAGAACCAAACTCAAGTCCTTTTACATTTGCTGACAAAGTTAAAATGATGGGCTTGGCTGGTGTTCCTGCGGCGCACGTAATTGAAGAAACAGTTCCTTACTCACCTGTCAACCTCCCGCATAAACTTGGACTTGATCCTAACAGAGATATTATGCTCTTTGCTGTTGGTGAAAAGGACATGCGAGAAGATCCAAGATTTTCATTCAAACCCCTAAAAGATGGCACGCCGGGCTACTTTCAAAAGTACACAGGCAAGAACATGATGCCTTTTAGCAATGGCAAAAACCCAGATGGTACACGTGCTGGGCATGGATATATCTATCCTGTTAAGGATGTACAATTTACAATTGCTGGTGAATTAATAAACAGCGCAAGTAAAATTAGAGAATTATATCGTAATGCCAATGTTGAAGGACGAATGAACATTTTAAGTGAGTTGTATCCCAATGGTGGAGCGGCCTTAAAAACAATAAAGCGAATATTCGACGGGAAACTAGGACAATAAAATATGGCACAATTAGAAGATAAAGTTTCGATTAGATTTAAAGCATTTGAAAACATGACAGATGCAAGTGGCCGGGCAAATGCAAATAGTGATCCTCGTTCATTGACCAAGGGAACCAAGAATGTGATGATTTGGCCCAGCACTCCAAAGATTAATCAAAGTATCGAAGTAAATTACAGCACATGGGAATTGCAACATACTAACTATCAACCAAGTGCATTTGGTAATCGTACAACACCAATCATAACAATCAGCGGTCCTTGGTTCAGTAGAAACATTGAAGAAGCCACACGCACACTGGAAGCAATACATCTGATGCGAAGTGCAACTAGCATGTTTTATGGTCGCGAAGATAGTAAAAAAGGAACGCCTCCTCCAATTGGCAGACTAAATGCACACGGGCTTTACAATAACACTCCAGTTGTGGTAAAAACATTTCAGTATGATTATCCCAACGATGTAGACTATATTTCAGTTGATATGTTTAATGGAAAACAGGCAGTACCAGTATTATTTGAAATGACAGTTGCGTTAATTGTTCAAGTCAACATGGTAGAAATTGTAAAAGATTACACACTTTCAAAATTTGTTTCAGGCGACTTGCTTGGGGATGGATACGTATAATGTCAACAACCGGTAGTAATCAATATTCAGCTACACCAGTAACTGATTTTTATTTAGATAAAGCAAAGTTTCCAACGGCAGCCGATTTGCTTAGAAATAAGACTGCTGAGATTATTGTAGTTGATCCAAAGTTTGAACACAGACCTGATCTGCTAAGTTATGAGTTGTACGGCAACAGCAGTTACTGGTGGGTAATTGCCTTGTTAAATCGTACACAGCTTGAAGATCCTATTCGAGATTTAAAAGCAGGCATGGTACTTCAAGTATTGCCTAAAACTGCAATTAATGGAGTTATTTAATGGCGGCAGAAAAACCCACCTATAATGACGACACAGGTCTACCAGAGATTCATTATAATCCTCTACAGAATTACAGGAATGTAACATACAATACCAGGCTGACAATGATGCCTCCTATTGAAACCACAAAGGCAAGACCTGACAGAACTTATGATTATAAGAATGGAATTGTGATGTGGGAAACTGGTGGTTCAGGCAGTATGCACTTAGAAGAATTAAACATGTCCGCCGCTGGAACAGGAAATAAAACTGGGAACTATCTATCGCAAGTGCCAAACAACTTCACAGGAAGATTGATTGAGCCAATTGGTGGAAGATTCTTTGAATCAATGAGCCTTGCCGCAATGCAAATGGGTTATTCAAATAACAATGCTATGTATCTTCTTGAAATTTACTTTGTTGGATATGATACCAAATCTGATGAACCCGTGCAATGCCGAGGCTGGCAAGACGAAGCAATGATATTCCGTTGGTATGTGTCATTCAATGATATCAAGATGAGTCTAGACTATAAAGGTGCAATATATGACTTTGAATTAGTTTTACATGACGGTAATGCATCAAAAACAGATTTCTTAAAATTAGAACAAGGCTTTAGAATGAAAGGCCGTCCAGCAACCATTGGTGACTTTTGTACAGAACTTGCAACGGCATTAAACGAGCGAGAAGCTGAAAAAGTTAAAACTGGAATTCGCTGTATTCCTCACAAGTATGTGATCACGGCACACAAAGAACTTGCATCTTTAAAATATGACTACGGATTGTTTGGCGATTTTGCCGCAAAGTGGGGAATGTTTCGTGGAGAGATTCAATCACAACCTGGGACAACTATTCAAGAATTTATAACAAGTTCTATGCCCAATAGTCAAGACGTGTTAAAGTTTTTGCATCAGATACCTAAGAAGAAAGAATATAACAGCCCTGATACAAAACCAGGAACAAGTCATATCCCAATGCGAGCATTTGCTATTATCTCAGGGAACAGGGATGTGATAAAGGATGGCAAGCAGGCGTTTGATGATAAACTTGGTGCCACGGCACAAGAAGTACATTACTTTATTACAACTCGTGAGGATGCTGTAAACATAGTCAGTCCTAATGAATATAAAGATGCAACAGTTCCTGCCAATAGGGACAAGCGAGTTGATACTTGGATTAAAAAAGGTTTGCTTCGTAAAGTATATAAGTGGATCTACACTGGAGAAAACACAGAAGTTATTAATGCTGAAATTAAGATAGATCAACTTTGGCGTAATGTAAGACCACTATGGATTGATGACTCAACTGGAAAACCGATTGCCGCACAAGCAACCCAGTCTACTACAAAAGAAAGCCCCGCTGGCAAAAAGAATCCTTCAGCAATGCAATGTGATGATGCTAGAAATGTAAAACCAACTACAGGTCAGGTATACTATGCTGAAGACATGCCATACAAAGACAGTAAAGATATTGCACCCAAGGCTGGTTGGTATCCGCACATGCCACAGTTCTATCATATGAATACCAGTGTGCAACAAAATTCTCAACAAGGCAGTATCAAAGAAGAATCGGCACAAGAGTACAGCATTTATCGACAGGTTGCAAACAATCAGGCTGGTGGAGGAGACATGAATACTTTAGACCTTGAAGTGGTAGGCGATCCATATTGGCTATTGCAGATTCCTAGTAAAACTGCCACAGCACCTCCTTGGACAGATGATGTTTGGGAATATGAAAAAAGTCAGCTGACAGAAGATATGATGGCAGAGAAACGCAAACATGCCAGTACAAATACTTGGCTGTCGTTTATATATTTTGAAGCACAGGTGCCATCAGTTGACAATGACAGCAAAACTGATACAATGAGTCTGCGAAGATCAGATGCCATTAGTGGAGTTTATACTGTTCGTGAATTAAAAAATAAATTTGTAAAAGGCAAGTTCACAACAACATTAAGTTGTGTACGAGACAATCTAGCAAGTCCGTGGTCTGGCAAGTCCGAATCAACTGCATCAACTACAAAAACTACAACAGGCAATGCCGCATCAAAGGGCCCAACCAACGCAGGGGTTGATGTCATGGGCAATGTTACAGGATATGAGTCGTGATCAAATTACCAAATAATAATCCGTACATTATATCATTTACACAAGGGTCGTCAGGCAGGTTTGTCAAGTACCTGTTGTACAATTTGTTGACTGATTCATCAGATAAATTAGATGTTCATCCAATTACTAATTCAACGCATTTGTCTGACATGATGTATTGTGGCTACGTATACAACAGGGATACACACAAAGACGCTGATGCCAAAGATTGGGGTACTAGTCGTAGAGACGTTTGGAATACTATTGAATTTGATAACACATTGGTAGAGGCCGGCGCACCTAAAATTTTTGCAACCCATAGATTCCCAGATTTTAAACTGGTCAAGGAAAGATTGGGACCTGATGTAAAATTTATAATTATAACAATAGATCCTAGAGACCTAGTAGAAGTGGTATTAAATGATAAAGTTAAAAATCACTATGATATGCTTACTGGCACTTCGCGTGATACACGACCCACGCCACTTTTAATGCAAGAATTAGTAAAACGTTACCACAGATTCTTAGGTTACCGGTATAAGGGAACATTTGTAAAGGACGATGTAATTCAAATTGCAAAAAGTTTGGCCATGGAACATTTGGTATACTTTCTTAGTAAAGCAACGGATACACCATGTCCACATGATCCTGATGCAGAACTTAGAATTGGAGCATACATGAATACTCCTCCGATCACCGACTATCCAATGGATCAGGTATTGTACCTGCCATACAAAGAAATAGCTACGTATAAGAACAATAGTCATTTATGGTTAAGAAAGTTAGAAAAATTCACTGGTAAAAAAGCAAATGAAGTCACAAAAGACTCGTACCAACATTATCTCAACGGAAGAGACCAGTTGATGAAAGAATATAGGTTGTAAAATGAAAGCAAACACCACAGGAAACAACAAAGCATCTGGTAATAATGCAGTTGGCAACAAACAGCAAGGCATTTTTATTGGAAAGGTCAAAGAAAATACTGATCCAGATGGCCTTGGACGTTTACGAGTCTGGATCCCGCAACTAAGTGCAGCCAAGGAGACTGATAAATCAAGTTGGCATACAGTAAGGTATTGTCCCCCTTTTGCTGGCGCTGGCGACACCAAAGCAGAAGCCACTGCCAACGATGCCACCAAGTATCGTCAAACCAATCAAAGCTATGGCGTGTGGATGATTCCGCCTGATTTGAATGTACAGGTTATTTGTAGTTTTATCAACGGAGAACTACATCAAGGCATTTGGTGGGCGTGTCTTCCAATGGATGGTCATACACACGCCCTTCCTGGTATCGCGTCTGGAAGCACACACGATGGCAAAGTTTTACCTGTAGCAGAACGTAATAGATATAACACCAAAGATCCGCAAAACGAAAATCGTCCAGAGCATATTGTAGGTGATGTTATTAAAGCACAAGGCCTAGAAAAAGACAGACAACGCGGCCACACCAATGCTGGCCCTTTTAGGAACAAAGATAAGCACCCTGGCCTAGCATATGGAATTTTAACTCCCGGACAGCATCAGTTTGTCATGGATGATGGGCCTGATGGTCGTAGTGGACAAATACGCCTGCGTACACAAAGTGGTAATAGTATTATCATGGACAACAACTGTGGGTTCATTTATATTATAAATGCCAACGGCAGTGCATGGGTACAGTTAGATAAATCTGGTAACATTGACATGTATGCCATGGGAGACTTTAGTGTCAATGCTGAAGGTAGTATTAATCTTCGTGCTGGCAATAACATTAACATGGAAGCTGTTGAAAATATCAACGCCGGAGCAGCCAAGAATTTCAACTTGGAAGCATGTGAAGTTTTTAATGCCACCGGTACTAACGGCATGAATTTAACATCTGCTCAGAACATGAACATCTTAGCAGATAGTCAATTTAAGATGACAGCCCAACGCATTGATTTAAATGGACCACCAGCACAACGTGCAGAGTTGCCAGCAGAAAATAGTTTAGTTACCAATGCAGTTGTTGGATCTAGTATTGCTGGTCGTGTGCCAGAAGCAGAGCCATATGGTGGCCACCATTGCCGCAATGAAGGAGAACAACCAACAGTTGCTCCAGGAAGCCCAGGAGTACCTGAAGCTGAAATTACACCTTCGCCGGACAGCTACAAAGCAGATCCAGTTGTAGTCGACCCAGAAAATCCAACCCCAGAAGAAACCAATGCCATTGATTGTGTAGCAGAGCCTGCATCAAGTAAATTGTCTGATGAAGCCTTCAACTTGATGAAAAGTAGAGAAGCATATCGAGGCATGATGTATGCTGATTATCAAGGGTACTCAGTTGGATATGGTACACGGGTAGACATTTTTGGTCCAAGCAATCCTGCCAGCAAAATAGATGATAATCTTAAACAAGCTTTGTTAGCAGGTCCAAGCGAAGCTGAAGCACGCCTGGCCAGTAGACAAATTATTGATAGACACGTTAGCCCGGCAATCACAAACTTGATTAAAAAAGAATCCACTGGAAAAAATGTTTGTCTAACACAATCACATATTGACGCACTGATCATGGCAGCATATGGAAACCCTGGCCAAGCAAATGAAATGACACGTAAGTTAATTGCCAGCGCAGCCGCACAAGCAGATGGTAAGCCACGCAAAGAAGATATTGCATCAATTTGGGCTAATTCCAAATATTCCAATAGTGCTAATCAACGAAACAGTGAAGCAAAATTTGCAATGACAGGTAAACCAAATAGTGATTCACGAAGCTTGACTGGAAGCCAATTACTAACACAAGGTGTCAAGGCAGATGAAACAGCAGTTAGAAATAACAAGGCTCGCAACCCACAAAATCCGTGGTCAGGCTCTTTAGGAAACGGCCCTCAGACCGGTACCAAAACAGACACAGCATACGGCAAGCCCTCTACACAACAGCTGGGTCAATGGGAACGAAGTGCATACCTGAACACAGGTAAAGCACCAATTGGTAGTAATCTAACGTTGATTCAACTACGTGACAAATATGGCCCGCCACATACAGACGGCAATTATCCGCCACGCATGCCTGCACCAGCCATGCAGGGCTAATGATATAACCCGCTTTATCCCAAGCTGGTAAATAGGTGTATGCCGCAATATACATCACGTTTTCGAGGTTATAGCTCAGTTGGGACCAATTTCATGGACCCAGTTCGTTACGACCTAGATCTTGCTCGTCAAGACTTATTAAATCACTTCAACACTCGCAAGGGCGAGCGTATCATGCTTCCTACCTTTGGCAGTATTGTATGGGAAATGTTATTTGAGCCCCTGGATGATTACACCATTGGATTAATAGATGCTGATGTACGAAGCATTGTCAAGAATGATCCACGCTGGCAATTGCAAAGCGTGGCAATATCCGAAGGTCCCAACGCCCTTAATATTGAAATTGTTGTGACCTATGTGCCAACAAACGAAGTAGTAACATTACCATTGACCTACGATAAAGGAACTAATACATTATGAGCCAAACTAAACGTCTTGGACAACTGAATGCTGCCGAAAGCTGGCTAAACAATTACCGTTATTTGGTAAACGCTGATTTTAAAGCATATGACTTTGAAAGTCTTCGTACTGCGCTGTTAAATCACGTACAAACAAATTACCCAGAAGATTTCAACGACTTCATTAACTCAAGTGAGTATGTTGCGCTGATTGATATGATGGCCTTCATTGGACAAAACTTGGCGTTCCGTAGTGACTTGAATCTACGTGAGACATTTTTAGAAACAGCAGAAGTACGTGGCAACGTATTAAGTATTGCTCGTCAACTTGGTTACAAGCCATATAGAAATTCTGGAGCATCAAGCTTTTTACGTATCAGTGCTGTGAACACAACACAAAATATCTATGACAGCAAAGGCACAAATATTTCTGGCCGCACTATTGTGTGGGGTGATCCTCTAAATGCAGACTTCAATGAACAGATTACTTTGATTCTAAACGAAGCATTTAGTAAATCAAATCCTGTAGGTCGTCCTATTAGTAGTATCACTGAGAGCGGAGTTGTTCGTCAATTGTATCAAGTTGCCCAACCAGCAAGTAGAACAATGGTAGAAACATTTACTTTATCTGCACGTAACAATTCAAACTATTCATGTGAACTTGTCCCGGTTAACATTGACCTAGATAGCCAGTTGGCCATTGAAAGTGTTCCAAACCCTTACAGTTATTTGACTGCATTGTTTAACAACGATGGTACTGGTTACTCAAATGCTAGCAATGGTTGGTTCTTTATGTTCAAGCAAGGCACATTGAAATTTGAAGACTATGTGTTAGATACCAGTGTAGAAAATAGAGTAATAGATTTAGCAGGCGAAAATATCAATGACTCTGATGTTTGGGTGCAAAGTATTGATGCCACCGGCCGTATATTATATAACTGGGAACAGGTTCCTTCAACGGTGGGAAAGAATATTGTTTTTAATGCAACAGATAAAGACACACGAAAGATTTACGAAGTCATTACACGTGAAAATGATTCTGTATCATTGAAATTTGGTGACGGGGTATTTGCAGACATACCAATGGGAAACATACGCATATGGTATAGAGAAAGTGCAAATGAAAATGCAACGTTTAATCCAGTTGATGTTGCTGGACTTCAAATTGCAATACGCTATGTTGACAGCACTGACACTGAACAAGATTTGCTGTGTACACTTCAATTGGCTGCACCTGCATCGTCCTCTGCCAGTGAATCACTGGAACAAATTAAAAATCGTGCAAGTCGCTCGGCCGCCAGTCAGGAGCGAATGATTACTGCATCAGATTACAATACGTACCCAGAAGGTAAAGTGGGCGGCATTGATAAAATCAAAGCAATCAACAGATCACATGCTGGCCAAAGTATCTATTCAGTGACACAGGATCCAACTGGAACCTATAGACCAGTTATTACATTTGCAGATGATGCATTTGTGTACGTAACAGAAACCACAAGCGAAACCACAATATCATCAATGTTAAGTAACATTGAAGTGTTCTCTGCAATTGAAAATTTATTAACAAATAGTGACCTACACCAGTTATATTATAAAAAGTTTAAAGAAATAATTCCAACAACCATTACTAAATGGGTAACTGTTGAAGCCAGAAACTCAGCTACCAACGGTTACTTTACTAATATAGACAATGTTGGACCTCCGCTACGCATCGGCCGCGGCACACCAGACTTAAAATATAGAACAATTAAAAAGAATTCGTTACTCAAGCTAAGAGAAGAAAATGGAAACATTAAATGGGCCAAGATACTTGATGTTTACCGCGAAGGCTTTGGCCTAGTAGACAATAGTGGAACAAATACCGGCCGCCGTGCAAACGGGCAAGGTGCAATATTTTTAAACAATCTGATTAGTAACAGTGATGTCATTGCATGGATACCATCATTGCGAAGTGTGTTTATCCCAACCGAGCAAACAGAAATTGTTAGAGAGTTGACAGCCAAGCGATCAATTGGACTCAGATACGATCATGAATTTGACCGTTGGAGGTTGATTCGCCAAGATAATGTAGACCCAACTAGTTTATATAGTACCTTGTATGCTGGTGACAAAACTAATCAGGCACTTGATGCATCATGGCTAATCAGAGCTGATTTTAACGCAAATACTGAAACTTGGACAACTACCATGCGTAAAGACCAAACAGTTTTGGGAAGTGCAAATCAAATTACATTCCATAATCAGCGATTTGGTAAGTCAGTTGATTTTACCACACGCAGAGTTATCAAAGATGCTGTTAAGTTTTTAAAGCAAAATGAAAATATAGCAAAAGAGTACAGCCTAGATATAGCTGATTATTTTAAACTTGATGACGGAAGATATGATCCAAAACGTGTCTTGGTATTAATGCCAGGGTTGTCTGATAGTCTGGTTCCAGACGATCCAACAGTTATCGATTCCATACTATCTGATAACACAATCTTATTAGAAAAAGTAGAGTTCTCAGATGCTACTGGACAATTCACACTTACTCCAACAACAACATCGTTACCAACAACTGTTGGTCCATTAAGTGGAAGGTCTGGCCTAAAAATTCAGCATGACCATGTTCCGCTTAGAGACAACCGTGTAGACCCAACAACCACAAATATCATAGACATGTTTGTTTTAACAACAGAATACAATTCAGCATTTAGAAGTTGGGTTGCCAGTGGCGCCAGAGATGGCTTTGCTCCTCGCCCACCAACCTCTTATAACTTAGAACAATTGATGACAGCAATTATGGATTATAAGAGTGTAAGTGATAGCATAATCTTCCATCCTGTCAAGTATAAGGTTATTTTTGGTAAAGGTAGCGACATTAGAAACAAAGTTGTAATCCGTGTTACCAAGAGCGAAGGAACACGTATATCAGACTCTGAAATTAGTTCAAGAGTAATTGAATCTATAAATGAATATTTCAATGTTACTAACTGGGATTTTGGTGAAGCATTTTTCTTCACAGACATGGCATCGTGGGTACACAAGCAATTGGGCGGTATTATTAGTTCTATCGCATTAGTTCCACGCCAGCGCGGCATTACTACAACAGATTTATTCCAAATTCGTTGCGAAGATAACGAATTACTAATTAGTAGTGCAACTGTCAAGGACGTTGAAATTATTACTAGTTCAATGTCAATCACATCAATCTAAACAAGGCAAACAATGGAAAACGATCCAAGAAAACTCAACCCAGTAGAACCGTTTATTAGAACATACCCTGGGCAAGAATTAAACAACGGAGTACAGCCTACCACTGTAGAGTTGTTGCCTGAGATATTCGGAACTGATACAAATAAAAAAGTATTAGGTGCTATAGTTGAAGACTTGTTCCAGCCAAGCTCATTGGAAACATTAAATTTTAATGTGGGATATAAAGCAACAACTGAGGTACTGCCGCATCCAACTGCTCGTCGTCAGTTAGAACCAGGGTTATTAACATACAATACTACTGGCGTAAGCACATTGTCAGCTGATGAATTGGCAATGGCGTTAGACTTTAACAATAGACAAAAAGAAACACCAGTACCAATTAGTATACTTGACTTGCCAATTGATCCAGATAAGTTTATTAACTGGATCAACTACTATTGGATTGATGTAGGTATGCCTGTTGTTTACATCACAAGCGGTGCAACAGAAGCTATTGATGTTGTAAATGATGTTATTGGCAAGCAGTATTACACAACGCCAATCCAACGCAATGGCAAATCTTTAGAATTAAAGAATGGCATGCGTATTGTATTTCAACCTGACAGTAGACAAGCAAATATCTTAGGTGATGTATCAGAGTCGTATACTTCTATAGGTAGATCAGTTGATCCTCTCAACATTGAATTGACACCAGGTGATAATTCTAGATTTATAGTTACAGTTGATAGCGTAGTTAAGACATTGGATACAGATTACTGCATTATAGGCAATGAAATCAATTGGTTAAATGTACCAACGGTTGGTAGTCTTATCAATTACACTATCACAAATTATTATGTGACAACAGATGACGATTTACTTCCACGCAGATGGCAAGTAGAAGGAGTCGGGACTGAAGGTGGCATTAAACTACTTGGTAAGTCTCATCAAAATACATCAACTGTATACAGCAGATTCACTGATGGGCTTTGGGACCAAACTGCGGTGCCTTGGGATCGAGTAGAATGGGATGGTACCATTGATGGGATTAATGCAAAGCATTATATACTTCAAAAAGTAGGCGCAGAAAACAGAAACGCACATAGTCGTGTAAACGTTTGGTACCATGCAGACACTATTCAAACTACTGTAAATTTTCTTGGCCTGGCGTTTGCTGATATTGCAAACTTCAGTAACAAAGCAAAACGTCCTATTGTGGAATTTGACAATAGACTAGAACTATTTCAACATGGCACTGCTTACAGAAGCTGGCCAACATTGATGGTTGATAATTCAAATGTAAGCATTGACGATTTTATAAATCTACCATTGACAGATAGTAATACTACTAGTCTAAACGGACAGTACATAGAATTGCTGGGCAAATTAGATTGTCCTATTGATATTACTGTACAAACAGAAATTGAAGGAGGCCTAAAATTAGCATTAAATGCTTCTTTGGTTTCTACTGTAGAATTAAACAACATTTTGTCAAGCATTGACAAAGATACTGAAGCTGGCCGTAAACCTAAATTCTCAGTTTATAAAGTTGTTGGCAGCAATATTGTTTGGATTAGAAATCCACCAACTGATGCTATTTGGGGTACAAACTCTACTCTAACTACTACCAATTGGGTTGTTACATATAAAATATCTAAAGTGTTTCTATCTGCATTACGCATTTTATGGCTAACAAACGATGAAAATACCAACGCAATTCTAAACATTAGAGTTAATGCAACACATACAACTGGATACATTAAAGAAACTGCAAAAGACGGTGACGCGGTTGTTATCAATGTAACCTCAACAAATGACCCACATTATATCAAAGAGTATTACTGGAAAAATGGAGTTGCTGTCAAGGCAAATTATAGAAAGAGTATAACTCAGCAACCACTATTTGAATTGTACAGTAGAGAAGGAATCCGTTTAAGTGAATACAGCAATGTTACGGGATATAAGCCAAGTGTTATCAATAGCACAATTGTCGAAATAGTAAACGGAGGCATTGAGGATAAAGAATCAGCCTACAAATTAAAATTTTTACCTTCACAGTTTGATCAATTAACAGATGGTAACATAGCCAGGTACTCAATGTTTGATATTGTGTACAATCATACTCAACACAAATATTCGTACTACGTTGATAGTACCGGTAATCAAAAAACAGTAAGTGGTCCGCTATCATTTAGAAGATTTGAAGGCAATGAACTGGCAGAAGAACTTAGCAACGGATATCGTCGTGCTTGGTTTAGATTAAAGAGCTGGGCACATCGCCATTATACCGTTAGTGAA